TAAGTGCAATTGCTTTGTATATGTTATTAGCCGACAACGAACCATCTGCCGAGTGTTATATTGCTGCTGGAGATAGACAACAAGCTGGAATTATATTTGACGTAGCTAGTTCAATGGTTAGAGCTGACAATCAACTAAATAAAAATCTCAAAGTATTTAAGAACTCTATTATTCACGAGAAAAGCAACTCAGCTTTCAAAGCTATCAGTTCTGAGGCAAGTTCTAAGTTTGGATACAATGCTAGTTTCATTTGTATGGATGAGTTCTTCGTTCAGAAAGACTCTAGTCTATGGGATGCCTTGACAACTTCGGTAGGTAGTAGGAGGCAGCCAATGACTATTGCTATTACTACTCCAGGATATAATAGAGAATCTATTTGTTATAAGACTGAGGAGTATGGTCGTAAAGTATCAGAGGGAATTATTGAGGATGATTCTTTTTATTATGTAAAATACTTTTGCGATTTAGAAACAGACTGGACAAGTGAGGAAGCATTAAGAATAGCAAATCCAGGAATAGAAACTGGTATTGTAAAATTAGACTATCTTAAAAGAGAACAAGAGAAAGCAATCAAGTTACCAAGCTACGAGAATACCTTTAGAACTTTACATTTAGGACAATGGAGGAGTTCTAGCAGTCTTTGGTTATCAGACCAGCAATGGATGGAGTGTAATAAATCTCCAATACACTTAGAGGATTACAAAGGAATGACAGCTTACGCTGGACTTGACTTAGCTAGTGTAAGAGATATATCTGCGTTTGTCATAATCATTCCAGAGGATGATAGATTTACGGTAATCCCTTATTTCTTTGCTCCTAAAGAAAATGCTTTTATTCGTTCAAGACGTGACCAAGTAGATTATATAGGTTGGGAGAAAGAGGGACTAATGGAACTAACAGAGGGTGACGTTACTGACTACAATTACATCAAGCGTAGAATAAAAGAAGTTGCTGAGGTTGTAAACATTAAGTCGATAGCCTACGATAGATGGAACTCTAGCCAATTAGTTATTGATTTATCAGAAGATGGTTTACCAATGGAAAGCTACGGACAAGGCTTTGCTAGTATGTCAGCACCAACTAAAGAACTTGAGAAGCTCGTACTTGGTAAACAGATTAATCACGCTGGTAATAAAGTACTACGTTGGATGTGTTCTAACTTAGCTATGAAAACAGATCCAGCGGGTAATATTAAAATGGATAAGAGTAAATCAACAGAGAAGATTGACGGAATGGTTGCTCTTGTTATGGCTTTGGGATGCTATATGAATGACGATTCTAGCGATAATTCTACCTATGATGATAGAGGAATAGTATGGATTTAAAGTTTTTTAACAATTATTTTTACTTGTTTCTTATCTAGTAAATCAAAAAAAAGTTAAATTTTTTTAAAAAAAAGTGTTAAAAGTTTTGCACAATAAAAAAAAGTATTTATCTTTACAACATAATTAAAAACAACTAAAACAAACAAAGATGAATAATTCAAGCTACAACAACTACATCAAAAAATGTGAAGAAACTGGACTAGCAGTAGGAGTACTATATTTTTGGAATCACGAATACAGACACCAAATGAGAGACTTAACTTACTCAAAAAAAATGGAAGTGTTAAACACATTCTTAGATTTTGATTTAGACATAGCCGGTAAAAGCGATTTACACTATGATTTAATTTGTGAGGTTATAGGAGATTATACAATACAAGGAGAATGTGAAACAGAAAGAGAAAAAAGATTGAAAGAGTCATACGATACATCAGCAATGTATTGCTAATAATCACTAAATAAAATTTAATAGGGAGCTGAGAAGCTCCTTTTTTTATGTCTTGACTTTTGCGATTTCTCTTATCTTTGTAAAGTAATTACAATTTTATGGGACTATTTGACTTCCTACGTTCAGAAAAGCGTGGAGATAATTTTTTAAGAGCTGTGTTTGGTGGTTATGGTGCAGCCAACAAAACACAAGTTAATAGAGATACATCTTTAACATTCAGTGCAGTCTTTGCTTGTGTTAGAGTTATCAGCGAATCAATAGCAAGTCTACCCATAAAAGTTTACAGAGTCGAGAAGGATGACGATAAGATTACTGACGTCAGCCATCCAATCTACCGACTACTAGCTCGTAATCCTAACGAGTATATGACACCATACACATTCCTAGATACTCTAATGACCAACTTATTGCTAGAGGGGAATGCGTATTTTTACATAGAACGAAATCAATCGGCGAGACCAATCTCGCTTATTCCCGTCAATCCAAAAGATGTTAAAGTAATAAAGCACGATGGTCAAATATTTTACGACATTAAAGACTATGAGATAGGAGTAATGAAAGAAGATATGTTACATTTTTTTAACTTATCATTTAATGGTTACGAAGGTGTAAGCGTATTGAAAGCACAGAACACAACAATTGCAACTTCTATAGCTGCTAATGATACAGCTAATAGTTATTTAGGAAACTCAGCACAAGTAGGTGGAGTTATAAAGCATCCTGGCAAACTTAGTAAAGAAGCTGTTGAAAGATTAAAGAACTCTTGGAATCAGAATTATAGTGGATCATTTGTATCTGGTAAGACTGCTATACTTGAGGAGGGTATGACGTTTGAGCAAACTAACATTGATGCTAATAAATATCAACTTTTAGAAACTCGTAGATTTCAGATTGAAGAAGTGGCAAGAATATTTAAAGTGCCATTATCGTTGATTGGTCACTTAGAGAAAGCTGCTAACTATTCATCTATTGAGGCTTTGTCTATTGACTTCGTTAGATTTACTCTAATGCCCTATATGGTAATGGTCGAGCAAGAGCTAAACAGAAAGCTATTCAGAGATAGAGAGTTCGGTTTGTTTACTGTGAAGCTAGATGCAAAGGCTTTACTTAGAGGAGATAGTTCAAGTCGTGCAAGTTATTACAGAGAGATGGCTAGTATCGGTGCTTTGTCTATTAATGAGATTAGACGAATGGAGGACTTAAACAGAGTAGGTCCAGAAGGAGATCAATTATTTATGCCGTTAAACTTTGCTCCAATTGGAGACGTAGAAGAAGAAGAAAATGCCGATACCGAGTAAAGAAGATAACGAAACAAACGAGGAGTTCATCGAGAGATGTATGTCCGATGAGTTTATGAAAGAGTATGACGATAACAAACAAAGACTTGCAGTTTGTTATGCTCAATTAGAAGATGATGAGGAAAGACAAACTAACTTTCCTAACAAAGGAGACGATAAAAAGATAAGTCTAAGAAATAGTGAAGAACCACAATTTGATTATGACTTTGCTAAAAATATAAAAGAACAAACTCCAGAGATTTGGAAAGCTGGAGGTAACATAAGAGGAAATGAGGCTTTTATGTTATGGGGTAGAGCTAGAGATGGTCAAGATACAGAGGCTATCAGAGATTGGATAAAAGAAAGAGAGTCTTGGATAAAAAGACACTTTGAAGATGGTAAACAATTCAAAGGAGATACAGAACCTAATTTATCTAATGTTGGTGGTGTTGTTGCACAGATCAAGTGGGGAACAATTGGAACACTAGGAGAGCAAGGAATGAAAGACGTAATTTTAGAACTAACTAAAAAGCTAGAGGGTAAAAAAGAAGAAAATCAAGTTAGTGCAAAAGTAAAAAAAGGATTAGAGAACAAAGTTAAAAAACATAACGAAGAAGTAAAAGAGCTTGATTTAGCTTGGAATGGTCGTACTACTTACGCTGAACTTGTTAAAGTATTTGAGAGAGGTGTAGGAGCTTACAATACCAATCCTGGCTCTGTTAGACCTAATGTCACAAGTGCAGAACAATGGGCAATGGCAAGAGTTAATTCGTTTTTATTTGCTCTTAAAAAAGGTAGATTTCAAGGTGGTAAACACGATACAGACTTACTGCCAGACAATCATCCAGTAAAAAAAGAAATGGAAGAAAATAATAGATTTATGAAAAAGCACGATTTAAGACACATCCAAAAGATTGAGGAAACTGATGACTCAATCATTATCACTTACGATAAGATGACGGATGAAATGGAAGACAATTATCATCACGATAAAGACGAGAAGCGTGGAAAGGTCGGCTCAATGATTGTAGATGGCATAGAGTTACCATTATACGACACTAAAGAAGAAGCTGAGGCTGAGGCTGAAAAACTTGGAGGCAGTGGTTCGCACCAACATACGATGGACGGAGAAGTTTATTACATGCCATTCGATACACACGATCAAGCAAAAGAGGCTCTCAAGGATAAGGATATGAGTGATCATAATCCAGACCACGATGAGGATGAAATGAAAAGACCATTATATATGAGAAACAATCCTAACGCTGAGATAAGAACTTTTGATGTTCAAGACTTAGAGTTAAGAATGGATGGAGATAAGCCGACGGTTGTAGGTTATGGAGCTGTATTCAATAGTCAATCAAATGACTTAGGAGGATTTAGAGAGTTTATTGCCCCAGGTGCTTTTGATGGTCGTTTAGAGGATGACGTTAGATTCTTAGTGAATCACGATGCTAACTTAATACTAGCTAGAACAACTAACGGAACGCTTAGACTTTCTGTTGATGAGAAAGGATTGAGATATGAAGCTGATTTACCAAACACATCAACTGCTAGAGATTTGATGGAGCTATTAAAGAATGGAACTATTAGTCAATCTAGCTTTGCGTTTACCGTAGAAGAAGATTCTTGGGAAGTTAAAGACGGAATGAATATTAGAACTATCGACAAGGTATCTCAACTTTACGATGTAAGCTCGGTCACATATCCAGCTTACAATGAGGCGTCAAGTTCTGTCGCTTTACGTTCAATGAAAGAATGGCAAGAAAAAGAACAAGCTAAAAAACTAGAAGAAAGTTTAGAAGCTGAAAAAATAGAGGCACAAAAAAATGAAGAAGATTTAAAACAGCGCAGCCTCCATAAAATGCGCTTGACAATCTTAAAAAATAAATATTAATATTAATTTTCTATAAAATGAAAACATCAAAACTTTATAAAGAAGAAAGAGCTGAGGTTATCGAAAAGATGGAAAGTCTAGTATCTTCTGCTGAAGGTCGTGATATGACATCTGATGAGCAAAGCAACTTCGATTCTTTAAATGAAAAAGTAGAGGAGTTAAATAAGATGGCTGTAAGAGCTGAGTCTTTTGAGAAACTTCAAGCTACTAAAGCTGTTAAAGAAGTAACAGAAAACACTCCAAAAGAATTAAGAGATTATTCTTTCCAAGATGCTATGAAAGCTGCTTATTCTGGTAAGCTAGAGGGATTAGTAAAAGAAATGGATACTGAAGCAAGACGAGAAGCTCGTTATACTGGTCAAATGTATAAAGGTATAGCAATACCTAGTTCTGTATTAGAAGCAAGAGCAATCACAACTTCAAATGTAAACCAAGTTGAAACTATGAGTTTCACAGATCAGTTAGAAGCTAATCTTGTTTTAGCATCTGCGGGATCAAATTTCTACTCTGGAATCACTAATATGAAATTTCCCGTTATAAGTGGCATTACTTCTACTTTCGTTGGTGAAACGGGTGGTTCTGTTTCTGCTGCTGGATCTGCTTCAAGTTTAACACTTTCTCCACAGAAATGTATCTCTATCGTTGAGATTTCTGCTGAGGCTATGACTCAAAACGCTGGAGTTGAGGCTGCAATTCGTAGAAATATGGCTGCTTCAGTTGCTGCTCAATTAGAAAAGAATTTATTGGGTGCTGCTGATAATTCAGATGGTGGGCCACAATCAATCTTTGCTGATGCTGCTGATGGTGGTGCTACTCTTGATGCTGCTGCTCTTTTAGCTATGGAATCAACTGTATTAGGTAACAACGTACCTTTATTAGGTGGTAGATTCGCTTACCTTTGTAACTCTGATGCTTTAGCTGTTATAAAAGGTTTAGCACAAGTTGCATCTGTTTCACCAATCTATGACAATAGAGATAAGACTATCAACTCATACTTTAGCTTTGTATCTTCAAACGTAGGTAATAAAACAAGTAATTTTGATAATGTTTTATTCGGTGATTTCTCAAGAGTTCATATTGCTCAATTTGGTGGTTTGGATGTTCTTTTTGACCCATTCACAAATGCTTCCGCAGGTGTCGGTAGATTAATCGCTACGTCATTAGTTGATGGAAACGCAACTGATAATGGAACTGCATTTGTAGAAATACAAACTGAATCTTAATTGATTATTTTAACGGAGGGGTTTGATCGCCCCTCCATTAATTTTTTTTATAAATGGAATACTACAACTACAATTTTAATACATTAAGAGGTACAGACTTTGTCCCTTATGGAAAGTTAGTTCTTAAAACTGGTCCAGCTTCAACGGTCATATCATTAGCTGAGGCAAAGACATTTTTAAGAATAGACTCAGATTATGACGATGATGATAGTTATATCACGTCTTTAATTAATGTTGCCACAAGTGTAGTTGAGGAATTTACAAGAAGAAGGTTAGTCACTCAAACATTTAATATTTTTTACGATGAGTTTCCTCCTTACATTGACTTACAAGTAGGTGAGGTTGCTAGTGTTACTCACATCAAGTATTATGATACCAGCAATGTGCAACAAACTTTAGGAGCATCAAATTTTGATGTAGATACAAAGATAAGACCAGGAAGAATATATGAATCTGAAACTGGTGACTTTCCAGATACTTTTGAAAGACCTAATGCTGTTGAGGTTGAGTTTGTCGTTGGTGGTGCTGCTAGTGACGTACCAGCTCCAATAATACAAGCTGTCTATATTATCGTTGGTCGTTACTATGAGAATCGTCAAGACGTTGTAATGGGTACTCAAGTGAATGAATTACCATTGATGGTTGAACACTTACTAACTCCTTATAGATTGCTAGAACTATGATTATTGGCAAACTAGATAGAAAGTTAAAACTTTACAAAAGAACTTTTACAAATAACGTTTATGGTGAAAGGGAAGTTGCTACAAGTAGTTTTGTTACTATCTATGGTAATTTTGATTTTAAAAGTGGCGATACTAAGTATGATGCTGATGCATTAATCAACAAAGAAATAATAGAATGTCTAGTTAGATTCAGAACAGACATTGGAGTAAGTCCACAATATGCCTTAACATTCGGTACAACGGTGTACTCAATAAAAAGCATAAAAGAAGTTGGAAGAAAAGATAAATTAATACTTACATTGGTGGAAACTGATGCTCAAGATTTAACGGTGTAATTATGGTAGGAGTACAAATAAATCAGCAACAACTTAACTCTTTAATTAAGGACTTAGAAAAACTTAATATGTCTGATAGTAAAAACAAGACACTATTAAGACAAGGTATGCGTAAAGCAGCAAAACCATTATTACAAGAGCTTAAATCTATTGTTCCAGTCAAATCAAAACAACTTAGAAAATCTTTAGCTATTATAAATGGTAAAAACAGAAGGGGTGCGCCACCAACAATTTATGTAGGACCAAGAGTAAAAAAATCATTTGCTGCTATGGATAAAAGTGGTTTTTATTTCTATTTTTTAGAGTATGGATTTAGAGGAATACCAGGTCTAAGAATGTTGGATAAAGCAGCATCTAGTCAAGGTAATAATGCTGTGAATAGAGTTATAGTAGAAATAAGAAAGCTGATAGATAAAAGAATGAAGTAATGGAAGTAGGTAAAACAGTATTTGACATATTAAGGAGTGATTCTGATGTAATAGCTTTAGTTTCTGAGAGTGGTACAAATCCTAGAATCTTTCCAAGTCGTTATGACTTTCCAACTAATGTATTACTTCCTTATATCACTTATCAAATAGTTTCTGATCAGCCTAACAATACAAAAAACGGAGTTAGTACTTATGACTATGTGACCGTACAAATAAGCATTTATGATATTAAGTATGGTAATATGATTGATTTAGCTGGAAAAGTTAGAACAGCTTTAGACTATACAAGTGGAACGTTCAGAGGTGTTGTAGTAGATAAGATATTCTTTGAAAATCAAAATGACTTATTTGACGATTCTGCTGGTGAACAAGGTTTTTATGGCGTTGCACAAGATTATAGATTTAACATAAATAGATAGATATGTATAAAGTAAAGATAAAAAAAGATATTGAATGTCGAGGAGTAGAATACAAAGAAGGCGAATCTTACGAAGTAGTAAGAACGGTTTTTAATTTCCTTAGACATAACAATGCAATAGACACAACAAAGAAAAAATCTAAAAAGAAGGAAACTTCAAAGGATTTAGATATTAGCTAATTATAAATTTTAAAATTAAAACAAAATGGCAATTTTTAACGGAACGGATTTGATCCTAAAAGTTTCTCCTAGTCAGGGAGGAACGGAAGCGAAATTGATGCATTCTCAAAATGTTTCGCTTTCAATGAATGTAGATACGATAGACATCTCGACTAAAGATAGTTCGGGATTTAGAGACTTGCTAGGTGGTCAAAAGTCTTTCAGTCTAAGCGCTGATGGTCTTATGGACTTCGCTGGTGTGGCTGGTGATACAGAACCAGATGAGTTATTTGAACAAATGGACGGCAGAACTCCTGTAACTTTTACGTTTGCTCTAGCAGTTCCAGCTGGTTACACTTTAACTGGTAGTGGTTTTATTACTTCTCTAGAGATTTCTGCTGCAATGGAAGATGCCCCCACGTATTCTTGTACAATTGAAGGTAGTGGTGCATTAACTAAAACGGCTGTATAATAATTTCTTTGTTGGTTGGGGATTGTGCTACGGCACGTCTCCCAACTAGCAATTTAAAACCAATAAAGATATGTACGAAGTAGTTATAATAAACGGTAAAGATTATCCAGTAAGATTTGGAATGAACTCGTTGAGGTTATTCTGTAAAGATACTAATAGAAGTTTGGCTGACTTAGATAAGCTGGGAGAAGGAATAAGTTTAGACGATGCTTGTTATCTAATCCTAAACGGAATAAAAGACGGCTCTAGGGTGAGTGGTCAAGAATGTTCTTTAAATGTTGATGATGTCGCAGATATGTTAGACGATGATTTTGAGGCTTTAAATAAAGTGCTAGAGATATTCACCAGTCAGTTTTCTGCAAAATTTGAGACGGAGGGAAACGACAAAGCCACGAAGAAAGTGGCAAAGAAGAAGAAGTAACTTGGGATAAATTAGAGGCTATTGCTTATGGTCTCGGTTTACTACCAAAAGACTTTTGGAATCTAACTTTTCACGAGTTTCTATGTACTCAAAAAGGTATTAATGACCGATTTGAATTAGAACAACGTTATGAATGGGAACGAGTAAGATGGTTGGCGTGTGTTAATTTACAACCACATACTAAGAAAGGACAAAACCTAACACCTCAAAAACTTGTTAAGTTTGATTGGGAGAAAAAGAAAAGAAAGACCGACATCAACAAACAAAGAAAGAGAGCAGAATATGTTAAAAAGAAATACGAATTGCTAAATAAAGACAATGGCGAAGAAAAATCTTAGTATAATATTATCCCTTAATGATAGGCAATTCCAAAATAGATTAAGAAAAGCTACAAGGTCATTAAAGAAGTTTGGTTCTTCAATGAAAAGAACTGGTCAAAATATGACTAGAAGTCTTACAATGCCTTTAATTGCTCTTGGAGCAGCATCCGTAAAGTTAGCTACTGACTTTGAGACATCAATGACTAAAATATCAACTCTTGTAGGTGCATCAGCACAAGATTTAAAAGAGTATGAAAAAGGTATAATGCAACTTTCCAATCAAGTTGGAATTTCTGCAAAAGAGTTAGCTGATGGTTTATTCTTTATTACTTCTGCTGGTTTTAAAGGTTCAGAGGCTTTAGATGCTTTAGAAATATCTGCTAAGGCATCTGCTATGGGTATGGGTGAAATGGCATCCATATCTAATGCTTTGACTTCTATAATGACAGCTTACGCTGACGAGCAAATGACAGCATCTAAAGCTGGTGATTTACTACACGAAACATTAAAACAGGGTAAGTTTGAGGCTGGTCAGTTTATGGAAAAGCTAGGTAGTGTCATACCAGTTGCTGCCGCTGCTGGTGTTAGTATGGAAGAACTAGGAGCTGCATCTGCAACAATGTCAAAATTAAGTGGTGATGCTGCTGGTACTCTTACTGCTATGCGTTCTTTATTGATGTCTTTGCAAAAACCATCAGCTCAACAAGAAGAAATTTTAGCCAAACTTAATATGACTACATCTGATTTATCGAATATGATAGGTGAGAGTCTAATGGGTACACTAGAATTTTTATTTGATAAATTAGGTGACAACAATCAAGAATTACTAACAATGTTTGGTAGTTCTAAAGCTGTTGTTGGTGCTTTATCAACTATGGGATTACAAGCTGAAACTTATGCTCAAGTTTTAGACGGTATGGATAACAGCTTAGGTAATGTCAATGATGGTTTTGATATACTATCGGGTACTTCTGGATTTAAATTCAAACAAACTTTAGTAAGACTTCAAAATGTAGGAATTGAAATAGGTAATATTTTATTGCCCGTTGTTTTAGATTTAGCTGATGGATTAAAAGATTTATTAGATGAATTTAATAAATTATCACCAGAAGCCAAAAAATTGTCTGTCGCTGCTGGTATTTTAGTTGCTGCTTTAGGTCCTTTACTCATTGTTTTAGGTAGTATTGTTACAATTGTAACAACATTAAGTATTAAATTTATTGCAATTGCTGCTGCGATTGCTGCATTAGCATTAGGAGTACTATATGTTAATGATAACTGGGAAGCATTTATTGAAAGATTTAAAGATATTGACTGGTGGAGAAATGCTTTATTAGAAATGATTGCATTATTAATAGAGTATAATCCTATTAGTCTTTTGACTAAAGGTTTTAATGAATTTTTAGATTATTTAGGTGTTGCAAAAATTCCTAATCCATTTGAAAAAGGAGCGGACTTTTTTAGAGATATGAAAGTCGAACTACAAGAATATGAAAACGACTTTGAAGACTTTGGAACTTTTATAGATAATCAAGGAAAAAAAATTAAAAAGGCTTTAAAAGATATAAGTGGAGCTTTAAATTTAGGTGGGGGTGTATCTGGAGGTGGATCTGGAGGTGTATCTGGAGATGGCAAAAAAGAACCTAAAACAAAAAATCAGTCACAAGGTTTTATGGGGCCTATTTTACCAGACGGCTATTTTGAAGATTTAAAACATTTACAAGAACAACAAAAAAACATAGTTTCTTTAAATGAAAAATTAGATCAGAGTTTTATGAGTTTTGGTAATGTTTTACAAAGTACTTTTGCTCAAGCCTTACAGAGTTCAGAAGGTTTCTTCAAATCGTTTGTAGAAGGCTCTAAAAGAGCTATGTCAGCTATACTAGCTCAACTAGCTGCAACTGCTGCTCTTAATGCTTTATTAGGTGGTAGTAAGTTTGGAAAGGCTTTAGGATTTAAAGACATAGGAGGTGCTGGAGGAATAGGCAAAATATTGAAAGGATTACCATTTTTTAGTAATGGTGGTATGGTAACTGGAGCAACTTTAGCAATGGTTGGAGAAGGACCAGGAACATCTATGTCAAATCCAGAGGTAGTTGCCCCACTCGATAAATTACGTTCAATGATTGGTGTAAATGGTAGTGGAGCTGTTGAAGTATTTGGAACAATAAGCGGTCAAGATATTTTATTAAGTTCAGATCGAGCAAGAAATAACAGAACTAGAACTAGAGGTTATTAATGGCGATAGATAATAGAATACAGACTGAGTTTACAAGTGATAGAAACACTTTTTATAGAGTCACTATAATAGATACTTTAAGTTCAACTTCTACATTATATACAGATGTCAAAAATTCTGATGATGGTTTTGTTTTGACTTATGAAACGGAAGATGACAACAGATTTACTGGACTTATTCCATCTAAATGCGATTTTAGTTTTTTTATTACCGATAGCTCTGGAGGAGGTACACCAGCAAATATAAACACAATAGTAGACTCAATAAGAACGTCAGATTATAAAAGATGGCAGCTAAAAATAGAATCTGGTGCTAACGATTCTTCCTATTCTTTGTTTTGGGTAGGTAATTTATTAAATGATATTAACGCTGAAGATGACATCTCGCTACCTAGAAAAGTTACTTTAACTGCTATTTGTGGCTTAGGTGCTTTGGAGAATATACCATTTAATGAAGAAGTATCTTACGATTTCCAATCAAAATATACTGCTTATAGATACATTTATAATTCGTTAACTACTGACATAGACACAGATAATAATTGGGGAACAAATGATATATATATAAAAACTATCGTTGATTGGACTAATGCAACTATGACAAGAGCTGTTGGTAATGATCCTCTTAATTTATCACGATTCAGAGCTTCAGCTTATGCACCAGTAGATAATAACGGAGTTAGAAAACCTCTGACAGCATTCAGACTTTTAGATGATATTTGTAAAGGTTTTGGAGCTAGACTATTTTTATCAAATGGTATTTGGACTTTTATACAAGTAAACACTTACGAGCAAATGAATAGTTCAACCCAATTTTTTAGAACATATAAAAAAGGGAATAATGGCTCAACATATACACCAGACACGACTGGCTCAGAAACTTTAAACAAGACTGAAGATGGAACTAATATACAAAGATTAGCTGGTAATGACTTTGATCAATTAGGTATTTTGAAAGAAGTTAGATTAACTTATGAAATGTTTAGAAGTTATGATTTAACTCCTATTAGTATTAGTGGTAATGCTGGATCACAAACACCAATAAACAATGCTTTAGTAGCTTGGAATGGTTGGCATACTGTGGGTGAAGGATTTAATACTGATGGTGGTATTTATGGAATTAATGACGCTACATCTGACAAAATAAGTTTTGGATTAGGAGAGATTACTCAGATAGCTGGTCAGACAATAAGATTTAAAAGAAGATTTAATAGAGCTTTTAGTGGTACACCATCAGAGTTCAATTCTATAATAACTGGTGCAGCATCTATACTTTTCTTTCATCGTTTAAAATTAGTTGGTACAAGTTCAACAGTTTATGCTCGTTCAACTTATTTAAATGGAGGTTTAGCATCGTGGACATCATCTTCTAATTACGGTAATGCTCCTAATTATAACGTGCCTTATACTTTTCTCGGATATAATCCAGCTCCTATAAACTTTTTTGATTTAGATTTTGAAACTGAAGAAGTGCCATTTACTGGTGATTTGTTTTTTGAATGTTTTGCTAAATTATATCATAATTACTACCCTAACGATCCTACTACTGGAACAGAAGTTACATCATCAACAGATCAACAAAAGTTTTATATTTTTTCAGCTCCAGAAAACGCAGATGATCAACTTATCCAAACTTATATAAATGGAGAATCAACAAGTCAACAAATATTTATAACATCACAAAATATAACAAATGGGTTGTCGCTTGATTTAGGAGAGGTATTTTTTGGAACTGGACCAAGTGCATCAGCACAAGGTAGACTAGAGGCTAGTGCAAATGGAAGCTCATTTGATGATGGTACTGTTGCAAGTTGGAAAGCCTATGGATCTGGTACTGGTAAAAAAATTAGTGCTTTGTTATTGAATGAAGTAATGAAAGGACAAAATGACGGAGCAAAAATATTCAATGGATCATTAAAAATACTTTCTCAAAATGATGGTACTAATGGTTATAAGTTCAATAATGGAATTACGATAGACTCTAAATTTTACATTCCTTATCAATGCTCTTTTAATGCTTATCAAGACACTTGGCAAGGTGAGTGGTATGAAATCAATACAGCTTCACCAACATTAACAGATACAATTGAAGCGCAAAGTCTGACTAATAACTCAAATAACACATCATCAACTAATAGCTGGTAAAATGTCACTACAACAATATCTAAATAATAAAGTTTTAGCCACAGTATCAGATGCTTTTGAAGGTGGAGCAACGACTGTTTTATCTATATCTCCACTAAATCAGAAAATGGCTTTTACTGGTGATGTAGTAAAATTAATACACAAAGGAACGGGTAGAGAATACAGTTTAACATTGACAGCCGACTTAGACAATTCTGCTGCTAGATGTACTTTTAGCTCTGTCACATTTGATACAAACATACCAGTTGGAAGTGTAATAATACAATCAAAAGATGTTGCTTTTCAAAGAAAGCACACAAGCCTCCAATATATAACATTTTCAAGTCAAGCAGCAACACAAGCAGAATGGAAAACTTTTAGTTCTGCTGGTATATCAAACCACACCTGGAACACAATTACAACTGATACTGGTACAACAGTTGGATCATCTCAAATAACTTCAATATCAACAGCTATTCAGTCTGTAGGAATAGTGATGCCATTTGATTGTTTATTAATAGGTATTAGAGCAATTATATACAGAGTAGGTAATTTCCAAACTGCTGTTGGTTTGTTTTGTGGAACTCCAGCATATAACGACAATGCAACTCAAAATTTTACTTTGAGAGCTTATGCTGCTGCTGATAATTCTGCTGGTCCAGACACAAACTATAGTCAAAGACCAGTAAAAGCTGAGGACTTAACTAGAAGTCATACACTTTCAAAAGGAGATATAATATTACCAGCTTTTAATAGTGTTACAGATGATGGTGGTAATGCCAGGATTACCTACACAATAGTTGTAAAAACAATACATAATAATAATGACATATTATGATAAAAGAAGAAATAGAAAAACTAAAAATAGATATTGAGGATGCTATGCTCTCTGGTGACTATGAAAGTGTTGTTGTTATATTAAAATTAATTATAGATAAAATAGAAGAACTTGAGAAATGAAAAACTTATTAAAAGAATGTTCTGACGTTCTAACTCTTAATATAACAACATTAGCAATAAGTTTCACTCAAGTTGAGATGATATTGAAAATAGTTCTTTTGATTTTATCTATTGTCTATACTACTGATAAGATAATAAAAAACCGTAAGAAAAATGGCTAAGTTAATATCAAGTAATTTTAGAGAAAAACCCAAAAAAAAGAGAAAGGGCATACATTCAAAAAATAAAAGTAAAACTAAAGGAGGCTCACAATATATCAAGCCTTACAATAATCAAGGTAGATAATGGAAGATATTTTAAGATTAGTAGAAAATTACGGATTGTCAGTAGTATTGTTACTTGGTAGTTTATATGCTTTATATAGATTTTTCTTTTTTAGTATACACGAAGTTAAAAATACATTTTCTAAGCATCACGAAAAAAATGCAGAAAATATGCAAGAAATTAAAAAAAAGATAGACATAATTTTAGAATTTATAAAAGAAAAAAAATGAAAAAGATTATTTGCACATTAATATATAAATTAACTTTTAGAAAAATTTGCTTAGGTTATTGTAATTGTATATTAAAATGAAATATTTTAAGATAGACGAGTTTCATTGTGACGGTGTTATCTGTTACGATAAAATGGATGTAGATTTATTAAGAATGTTAGATCAAGCTAGAGAATACGCTAACACTCCTTTCAAATTGACAAGCACTTGGAGAAGTGTAGAGAAAAATAACTCTTTGAAAAACAGCTCAAAAAATAGCAGTCATTTAAAAGGCAAGGCTGTTGATATTGCTTGTTCTGATAGTGTAACAAGACAAAAGATAGTTACTGGCTTGATAAAAGCTGGGTTCACTAGAATTGGTATATCTAAAACCTTTATACACGCTGACAACGATTCTAAAACTGATGCAATATGGCTTTATTAAAAAAACTTTTTAGCTCTGGAGCAAAAGAGCTAGTAGATAGCGTAGGTAATGCTATTGATAAAATACACACATCAGCAGAAGAAAAAGAACTTATAAAAGCTGAGATAGAAAAACACATTTTTAACTATGAGGAAAAAATACAACAAGAAGTTACAAAACGTTGGGAGTCGGATATGCAAAGTGATAACTGGCTTTCTA